ATCGGTTGCACGGTCGCGGAGATCGCGGGCATCGTCGGATGCTCGCCGCGCACCGTCGAACGCCGTGCCGCCGCGCCCGTGGCGCGGGGCCGCGTCCGGCTGAACATCTCGCTGCGCCGCAGGCAGATTGAGATGGCGATGAGCGGGAACGCATCCATGCTCATCTGGCTCGGCAAGCAACTGCTCGGGCAGCGCGACAAAGCCGATTCCATCGTGCGCGAGGAGACGGTGACGATCATGGAGATCGCGCCGAAGCCGTCCGATGGCGGCGCGTGACGCGGCGGCGCGGCGGGGTTCTGTCGCACCCTAAAAAGGGAAACGGACGCGCCAAAAGGCAGCGTCCGTTTTTCGCGGCGACCGCGTTTCAGCGCGGCCACTTAACGGATTGGCTCTTCTCGGACGGCCTCGAGGCGCATAATCACGCATTGTGATAACTTGCCCGCGGCGCAACGGATGCGCCTAGCAAAACCGCCGCGTATCGAGCGCGGCGGCATTGCGAATGTTCGCTAGGCAAGGACGCTGTCGTTTCGCACCGCTGCTTCCTTCGCCGAGCTTCCTGCTCGACCGTGCCGCCTAGACCGCGGCGAGGTGATCGCATGAGCATACCTGCTCCGAAGAGTGTCGGCAAGACCAGTGCAGAGACTTCAACCGCGGCAAGGAATGTCCGCTTCCGCAACCTGAACGGAGCCATCCTGATGGAGAGGTTCAGGCGAGAGAACCTTCAGGCGAGGTACGGGATCGGTGGCCGCGAGATCAACTTTCTCACGGCCTTGGTGTCGTTCACCCGGCGGTGGCGCGTGGTCGGCGCGGGCGCGGACGCGCGCGTCGAGTCGGACGAGGCCTTCCCCTCTCAGGCCGCGCTCGCCCGCACGATGGGCGTGAGGTCGGTTGGGACGGTCAACAAGGCCGCGAAGGCCTGCGAGGCGGCGGGGCTTCTCCGAGTCAACCGCTCGGCCTCTCCCGTGTTCAACAAGATCACGGGACGCACCGAGAACCCGAGCAACCGCTACACCGTGACGCTCTTGGCATCTGAAGTCTGCTCGGACGCGGTCGAGACGGTCGCGGCGGTGGCGGGCGAGAACCCGCTCGCGCTCGTGCGCGACACGGGCGAGAAGGTGCCTGCGGAAGTGCCTGCCGCCGCACGGGATCGGGACACCGAGGCCACCGAGCGCGAACCCGAACCGCACGGAATGCGGTTCGGCACCGCACGGGATGGGGTGGAAGTGTCTGGTGCTTCTAGAGCTTCAAGGGTTTCTTCTTCTTCCTCTCGCGGCGGTGCCGCGAAGGAGGAGGAGGATGTTCCCTTGTGTCTGTCGGATGGAAGGACGGTCACGAGCGCGAAGCGCGGCGGCGGCGGCAAGTACGGCGGTTTCCTCTCGGACGGCAAACGGTTCGGATGCGACGAGGCGACGATGGACGCGCTCCGCGCGGGCGCGGCGGTCGAGGCTCGCGAGCAGAAGGGCGGCTACCTGTGGCTCGTGGCCGCGCCCGAGGCGCGGGCGCGTGAGGCTTCCTCGCGCGTGTCCGACGATGGCCGCTACAGGCTCCTCCACCCCGCGGAATGCACGCTCTCAGAGGTCGATGAATTGGGTTGGCTGTCGTTCTTGGCCGCGGACGGCTCGACCGTTGCGGAAGCGTTTGTCGAGCGTCACGCGCATCTCGTGGAGGAGTTCCGCGGCGGCGGGCAGATTGTCGCGCGGCGCGAGGATGATGGCTCGTGGCAAACGATCCGAAGGGCATCGTTGCGCGAGCGCGAGCGCGGGAAGCCCGTGACGGATGAAGAGCGCATCCGCGGCTCTATCGCCTCTTGACGCGCCGAGGGCGTTCTGTCGCGCCCGTGCGGAAGTGTCGATCCGATCACCATGCCGAGGCCGAAGGTGGACATTGACGAGGAGCAGGTCGAGGAGATGGCCGCCATCGGTTGCACGGTCGCGGAGATCGCGGGCATCGTCGGATGCTCGCCGCGCACCGTCGAACGCCGTGCCGCCGCGCCCGTGGCGCGGGGCCGCGTCCGGCTGAACATCTCGCTGCGCCGCAGGCAGA